GCAGTTGACATCTTAGCAGCCTCTTTGGTAGTTAATCCCATTGAGGTACTCATATCGCCAAAAAGAGCAGCCATATCTAAGGCAGTTCCCTGGGCAATACCAAACTCACTTAAAGTAGTTTTAGCAAATTCTTTAACTTCTCCAGACGCATCTTTAAAAGCTACATTTACTTTATTCATTGACTCCTCGAAGTCTGATGCCATTTTAATTGCAGCACCTCCAGCTATTCCTAGAGGCAATGTCAAGCCTACAGATAAGCGTTTTCCTATTCCAGATACCCTAGAGCCAAAAGCCTGTAATTTACCAGATGCTGTATTAAGCGCACTATTTAGCTTACTAGCATCCCCTATTATATCTATTCTGAGTTTTTGATCTTGCATAGTACAAAAATACTAAAAAAAAAGGCGTTAGAATTTAACGCCAGCTGCTATAGCTTTCTTTTTAAATGAATCATAATCCTCTTTAGTTCCTTTAGGTTTTTGAGGCTTATTAAATTTATCCTGTGGCAATGGAAACAGTTTCTCTGGTTTTATCATTTGCTGGCGCTTTTGACAATTTACATTGTGTATCATTGTAGATAGATACCTAATGCGCTCCCATTCCAGATTCTGTTTTATCATATAAGACTCGCCTAGCATTTGATTTTCTCTCCAGGTGTATATCCAAAACTTATCTGGATCAATGCCGACTTGCCCAATATAATAATCCTCAATGTCATCCCAAGTTAGGGAGTCGGCTACTGCTTTCCCTTAGTATTGGCTACAGTTTTAGCCTGGCGATCTATTCCCATATTTAGATCATTTCCTAAAATACGAGATTCCATCATAGCTGAGATCATTTTCTCTAGCTCATCCTGGTTTAAATCCTCTAGCCAAGCGCCTACTTTAAATTGATTGTAGTCTATTTCATTGCCCTCCTCCTGGTCGTGTGCTAACATAGCACTATAAACCAAAGCACGAATAGCTGAAATAGAAACGCCACCAGAAAATAGATCACCTATTTTATCTAGTGGCACGTTCATTATTTCTGTAAAGTTTGCCCAGAAATTCATACTAAAGTGTAGCGTAACCTCACGCCCACCTAGTTTAGTGGTGTAATACCCTCTCCTCTTGTTTGCCATTATGTAGTTACTTTATGTTAAGCGTTGACCGACTTAGTGATCGCTCCTGTCAATGTTATTGAACCGCTGTAGCTTACTGGTGACTCCATTTCAGCACTCATTTCTACACTAGAAAGGAATCCCTCAGCAGTATAAACAGAATCGCCTGTTTCAGTCGTTCCAAATACGCAAGTTAATTGCGTTCTAGCTAGTAAATAGTCAGCGAGTTGAATAGCATTAGCAGTATCATCATAAGCCACTAAACCATCAAAAGAAAGCTCTCCAGACATTACTCCAGCGATAACTTCTTGAAAGCCGCTACTGTCTTTCGTAGTCGCCTCTGGTAGGTCATTGCTAAGAGATAATGAGCAGCTAGTAGTGTGTCCTAGTGCTGTGTCCTCGATCTTTAATATTAAGTTAGTTCCGTTGAATACTCCTGTTGTAGCCATTAGTTTTAAATTTTATACAAATATAGTTATTTTATTATTTATGTTTTTAGGTAGAGAATTGAATTGTACCAGATTCTCCAGCTGTGAATACTGTCACTTTATCTGATCCCTCTATATATGTATTGAAAGATAAAACATTTGAGGGAGTAGTTGTTTCTGTTATTGTATAAGCATCTGGATAGCGTAATATTACTACCCCAGAACCGCCAGTATGCGCAGCAAAATTATCACCACCACCACCACCACCAGTATTAGGTGCGCCAGAAGCGTTTGCAATTGCACCTCCACCAATTCCTCCACTTCCAGCTCCATTTCCTTTACCACCACCAGAATAATAAACATTTGATCCAGACACTTCCCCTACTGAAGCTGTTGCTGAATTTGTTGAATTTAAAATATTCACAGCTAGCCCAGGTCCTCCAGATGAACTATCTAATGTACCGGAACCACCAGCACCACCACCACCAGTACCAATATTAACAGTTCCGCTAACAGCGCCACCAGCATAGCCTTGAGTTACTGGCGATGTTACAGCAGCTCCCCCTGCACCACTACCTCCACCTAAATAACGAGTTGTTCCACCTCCAGAACCTCCAGAATTACCAATAAACAAACCACCATTACCTCCACCACCACCTCCACCTCCTGTAGAAGTTATACTTGAAAAAGTTGTGTTTATGCCATTTAATCCATTACCATTAGTAGTAGCGCTGGCTCCTCCAGCACCTATGGTAACAATATACATTGAACTTGTATCTAAAATTAAACTTGACTCACTATGCCCATTTAAGGAGGATGAGTTTGGATAACTTGTTCGTAAACCACCAGCACCACCGCCAGAACCAGCATAATAACCACCACCACCACCACCAGCGACTACTAAATAATCTACTTCTAAAGGTACAGCAGCAGCTATACCTCCAGCCTCAGTAGTAACTAACCAGCCTTTAGTAGCGCCAGAATATAATAATCTAGCGGTTTGGTTATTGGCAGAAAGTACCAGGTCATCTGTAGCGCCTCTAAGGTTTAGCGTTCCAGGATCTATTGTAATGTTATTTGTACCAGCGTTTGAGGCGTAATCTACTATAATAATTTCATCTCCAGCGCTTGGAGCATCTGGTAGAGTTACTGTGATAGCAGCAGAGCTAGTATCCACCAAATACCCCTCTCCACTTACAGCTGGAAAATTAGCGGTTTTGGCAGTAAGTTGCCAGTTAATTAACCCTCCAGAGTCTAAATAGTCATATGTTGCCTTTGTAAACGCCATTATTTATTTTTTTTATATTATTATTCAGCTACCAAATCCCAGCTAGTAGTGTCCTCGTTCCAGGTGTACATTTCCCCATCATCTGGATACTCTACAGGAGCCTCCCATAAACAGCTAGACTCATTTAAAACCCAGCTATCAAATGGTTTTGGCGGAATAAAAGCATCTCTACTATGATCATAGGTATAACCTACCCCAGCATAGTTTTTTCTAAATGCTTTTGACTGGTCCGCACTAGGCTCATTTGTTACAGGATCGTAATGTACTCCGCCTCTGGTATTATAAGAGGTACGTTTACATAATTGTCCAAACATATGCTGATAAACCAACTCTATATTGGTATCGGTTTCATCCTCATTTTTGCCTGTGCAAACTTTAGTAACTATGTTTTGATAGTTTAGTAATGCGTAGTGTGCCATTTTATTTATTATTTATGTTGTATATGTTCCTCCTGTTTTATAAACCAATACTGTTTCGCTGCCCTCTGTATATACATCTGGGGAGCCAGTTGTAGTTCCAGAATATGATGATGTAGGCATTCTCAAAATACATACACCAGAGCCTCCATTTCCTCCAGTTCCAATAGTTCCAGACATCGAATAATTACCAGCGCCACCACCGCCACCTCCAGTATAATCAGTTCCATTATAACCATTACCAGGTGATGATGTGGTGTTAGTTCCGCTATAGCCATTAGCACCGCCGCCTAATCCACCAGTACCAGCTGTGCCATTATAAGTACCACCTCCTCCTCCACCAGCAAAGTATAAATTTGAACCAGAAATCTCACCAACTGATGATGTAGTAGCATTTGTTGTAAATATTATAGTAGTAGTAGCGCCTATACCTCCGTTTCCAGAATTGCTATTTCCTATTGAACCAGCTGCTCCAGCTCCACCTCCACCAGCTCCAGAGTAAGGGTCGTCATAGGCATTTGTAGCTACAACATTAGAACCTCCAGCAAAGCCTTGTCCAGATGTTGGGGATCCACCAGTTGTAGTGCCTACGTTTGTTGTGCCAGCGCCACCACCAGAGCCTCCAGCTAATCCATTGTTTGTGTGTAATCCACCACCTCCACCGCCATCAGCAGTTATTGTAGTAAATGCAGCACTAGACATTGTTGAATCAGTACCGACACCACCATTAGATGTGCTACCAGAACCTCCACCACCTACAGTTATGGTTATAGTATTACCAGAATCTAATCCAGTTATAGTATTTTCTAATAAACCTCCAGCACCGCCACCACCACCTTGACCGACTCCAGCGCCAGCACCACCTCCAGCGACAAGTAAATAATTAATATCATATGTAGATGGATACAAAGCAGTAGCAGTTTCATTAGTGGCATTATATGCTATCCAGCCTTGAGTAGCATCTACATAAACCATAGACACTCCACCTCTTTCGTAATTTATTTCAACATCTCTAGATAAGCCATTAATATTATCAGAGGATGTTATTATGATTTTGTTAGTATCAGCAGTACCAGCGTAATCTACTATAGAAACCTCATCGCCAGCACTAGGTGAGCTAGGTAGTGTTACAGTAATTTCAGCACTTGTAGTATTAACAAAATAACCAGCGCCAGCAGTTGCTCCAAAGTTTCCTGTTTGTACTGTAGAATCCCAGGCAATACCTCCGCCACCGCTAGAAGTTAATTTAAAGTGGACAAACTCTATCGCTGTGGAGTTGGTGGGTGGTGTGACAAACGTCAGAGTCGATCCACTTATTGAATAATTTGCAGCATCTTTAACCTGGTAAACGCCATTTAAATAAACCTGGACAGCATCATTATCTCCTGGCGTGCTATCTAAAGCAAAGCCTTGAGTAGATCCATC